TACTGGTATCGGAGCTTCAATAGCTTTTGATGTAGATGCTAATAATCAAACTTGTCTTGGATTCCAAGCGACAAGTGCTGCTGCTAATACTATAGTGATGGGCAATGCTTCTGTAACTGAAATTATTCCTGCTGATGATGGTGGAGTTAATCTAGGAAGTGATGCAAAAAGTTATGATGCTGTATGGGCAGCGGATGGTGCGTTTAATGGCTCTGACAGAAGGATAAAAGAAAATATCAATCCATTGACATTAGGTCTGGAATTTGTAAATAATCTGAATCCTGTTTCTTATAAGAAGAAGGATAAGGAAGAAGTATATGTAGGTTCTGGAGACAATAAGAGGCTAACACAGCGTGCAATAACATACAAACGTACACACGCTGGTTTAATTGCTCAAGAGGTAAAGGAAGTCATGGATGATATGAATATAGATGCGAATGATTTTGCTGGATATGTTGATGCAAGTGTGAATGGTGGTGTAGATAGTTTATTTTTAAGATATACTGAATTTATAGCTCCATTAATTAAAGCAGTACAAGAATTAACAGCAAAAGTGGAAGCATTGGAAGCAAAGTAATTAACTAACACAAGGAGTCAATAATGGCTAAAGACAAAAAAGAAAAGCCAGTCTTGAATCTCGATGAAAAAGAATACGTTATCGAAGATATGACTGATGAACAGAAAATGATGGTAAATCACATTAACGATTTACAGAACAAACAGAATACGAATCAGTTTATGGCTGACCAGCTGTCCGTTGGCAAGGAAGCGTTTATCAATATGCTTCGTGATTCGCTGAATGGAGCATCCAAAGAGGTAGAATCGGAAGCATGATTGTTAGAAGGTGTAGTCAGGGTCATCGAGTTAGGATTCATAGAAATACCTCTCCGGGTGCTACTCGTACAAAGACTTACTCAGATGGGTCTACCGAGACTCTGGCTTATCCTTCGTCATATGATTACTTTGTGGACGTTGACGGCTCTGTGGCTAAGAAGACCAATAGCTTTAAGACTGCTGAAGAGTTCTACGTTGCCGAATGTGCGAAGAAACATGGCGACGGGCACGGTAGGTTGATTGTAGGAGGTCATCACGTAATCAATGGAGTGGCTACTACACAATCGGATTATCCAACGGATTCCAATACGAAGTCGGAGATAAAGGACTTTTACGATAAGCGTGGAGTTGTTTATGGTGGGAGTGAAACTAAATCTGAACTTCTTTCAAGAATAATCAATATGGTTTATCGAGGAAAGATAGAAGTTTCTAAGTATTTAAAGGTTTGATATGAATAATAGAAGTACGAGTTATGATATACCAGTTAGGTACGTTTATGTTAAAAAACGAGATTAAAGTTCTGACTGGATGGATTGGTATTTTGCTGTTCGTTTTGTTTCTGGTCAGCCTTCTTGGATGCGATGGAGGATGGTCTATTGGCGGATTGGATATTAAATGAGTGATGAAGTTAAAACTGCAAGAAGTTATAGGGGTACTGTTGTCGATGACAATGCTATTGTTAGTATTAACATCAAATGGCTGGGACAGTTGCTTGTTTTGGTCGGGATGCTTGTTTATGGCTATTGGCGTGTGGAAAGTAGATTGGGGGGTCTTGAAGATAAGATGCTTGATGCTAATGAGCAAATTGGGGATTTGCTTGGTAAACACATCGTGGAAGAAAGGGCTGAACGAGAAGAGTTGGCAGAGAAAGTGAATTTTTATGAGAAAGAATTTAACATTAACCCCCTTTCATGGGGTAAACGGAAGAAGAAATAATGGAAGAATTTCTGGCAATGTATGCAGAATATGGAATGATTGGCGTGGTAGCCTGCATGTTCGTGTTCATGGTATATCAAAATGCCAAACGGGCTGAAGAGCAAGGTAAGGCAATCAATGACTTGCAAATCGTAAACAGAGGACAGGAAGAGACTCTGGAAAATATGGAAGGCATGATCATTAAGCTTATAGAAAGATGGAACCGTTCCGATGAAACCAGAGATCGAAGACATGAAAATACGGTTAAGGAAATTAACGATATGTCTGACGTTCTTATGGAAATTAAGGGACAAGTGTCGAGGATTAACGGTAAATGAAGATTAACGGATCATTCTCGATAGGAAACGTATGGACTATCGCCATTACGATTTTGGCTTTGGCGGTTCTGTGGGGTTCCAGTCAAAATAAAATAGATAATTTGGAAAAAGCTATCGAAACGAAGGCTAACAAGGAGTTGGTTGAAGTCAAGTTTGAATTCATCCAAACTCAACTTTCGGATATAAAAGATTTGCTTGAACCAATATTCGTAAAAACAAAGTAAAGGATAAATAATGAACATAATGAAAATGGTCGCAGATGAATTGTTTTCGGATGAAACTGGAGATGAATTAATTGATGAAATTAATAAAGCCGTTGATATCCCAATTCTATCAGAAAAGACCGAAAAAGCCATAATGCAAGCATTGTGGAAACTTGTTAAAGCTGTTATGATGAAGAAACTGGGAGTATAGACAATGAAACTTATCGTATCAATATTATTGGTTTCACTTCTTGAAGGATATACGCCTCCTCAACCCGTTCAAACGACAACTGTGATCGTTATGGAAGAGGTGAAGAAGAAGAAGAAGAAGGGAAAAAAATCAAAAGGCGGTAAAGGCGGAAAGAAGAAGAAAGGTTTTTTCTCTAAGGTATTCGGCAATAAATAATGCCTAAATTCGGTAGAAAATCAAGAGGGAAACTTAAAGGCGTTGATACTAAATTGGTTAACGTCTTGAATGAAGTCGTCAAGTATTTCGATATAATGGTAATTGAAGGATTGCGTTCTCAAGATAGACAGGATGAACTTGTCGCTCAGGGGAAGAGCAAGACCAAATTCGGAAAACACGTTTTGGGAAAGGCAGTTGATATTGCTCCATATCCATTGGATTGGAATGCAAGAGACGACTTTCATTATCTCGGAGGTTTTGTTCTTGGGGTGGCTTCCAAAATGGGAATTAAGATTCGTTGGGGAGGAGACTGGAATGCCTCCAGTCTTTTTAAGGGACAACGCACTACCAAGGACAACAACTTCGACGATTTGGTTCACTTTGAGTTACTCGATTAATGCCTAAGCAAGTAAATTACATTAGAGATTTTTCCGGAGGCATAAACAGCCAGAGAAATCCTCGAGACATAAGCGACAATCAGACGCCATTCTGTCAAGATGCCATGGGAGACAGAATCGGTATGCTCAGGACTATGGGCAATGGAGAAGGAGATTTAAGGCAAAAGGGCAACTCCAGTTCTACGAAAGCCGTTTCTACACTTAGTAGTACGGATTTATCTAATGCTAATGGATACGGATTCAAGCATTATGAACTTGATTATGCCGTAGATGGGTCTGAAGAGGAAGGTGGAGAACATTATTTTGCCGTAGTAAATACGAATGGTAGATTGAGAGTGTGGGATTATACTAATGATACGTGGGATATTTTACCTCAGAAATATCAAATTACTGGTTCAATAGATGTAACAGGAACGAATACAGCAGTACCCGGTACTGGAACAGCATTTGATTCTGAAGTTAGTGCACAAGATAATATTATTGTTTCTGGTGAAACAAGAACAATAGCTTCAGTTACAAATGCTACAACAGCAGCAGTTACGGCTAATTGGGGTAGCGATTTAGCTAATGATACTTCTCCAGATATAAAAAAATCTATCGATTTAGGTGCTGGGACTGATATAAAAGCTAATATAACTGCATTCGATAATGGTTTGAGAATATGTGACAGTAATTTAGACAACAGCAGTACTCCTAAATATTTTAAATATATAAAAAGAAGTCAGCTTGGTAGAAATAGGGATGGGTTTTATGGAGGTGCAAATACCCTATTGGCACCATCAGGATGTGATTTAGTAACTAGTGCAACATATGAGGATGGTTTAATAAATTTTAAAATAACTTCTGAAGATGATGGTGTAGGCTCTTGGAAAAAGACTGATTATGCGTTTGCCTGTTCCTTTGTATACGACGGTAATCAAGAATCTGCATTGGAGGAGATTTCAACGTCAGGTGGAGATACTCTTGCCGCAGCTGACGTCAATGCAGACAGGCCATGGGTAGTTGCCGTATATGCAGCTAATGCCACTAAAATAACTGATTATGATGCTCGTATAACTGGTGCCCGCATATATTGGAAATACTGGGATGAAGAGAATGAAAAGGTGGAAGAGGGTGAATGGAATTTACTTGTCGATTGTGATTTTACTGGGGCTGCAGGAGTAACAAAATCTTTTGGGATCAGAGGAAAATTAAGCGACAGGTTTAAAGATTGGACTATAAGTAGTAATGATGCAATTGCCACAATCGTCATACAAGACCCGTCTATTGATACTTATGCGACGATAAATGGATATAGCAGCAATGACGGTAATCTTTATATAGGTAATTCAGGAGATGGATACAAGGCTGCCGTGTATGCCAATCGTCGTATGTTCGTGGCCGGTGTAAGAATGACTTTCGAAGATGGGGTACAGAGACAGAAACTGGATAGGATAATGTATTCTCCAGTAGGCAAACCAGACGTATTCCCATTGAGCAACTATATTGATATAGTTCAATCGGATGCCGAGCCTTATATTAAATTGGAAGCTGTAGGAGACAAGTTGTTTGCCTTCAAATCGGATAATCTTTACGTTGCCAATATTGCAGGATATGCTTCAGATTGGTATTTGGAAAGCACCAACAAGGGTATGGGAGTGTTGTCTGGTGGAGCCGTATTTAGAACTGATTACGGTTTAGTGTGGGTAAATCCCAATGGATTGTACAATTATACTGCCGGTGGAGGCATATCAGAACTTACTGAAGATAAGGTTTTAAGCGGATATAAGACGGACAGCTATAGTAAACCATCGTGGGGTAAATTGATAACTGCAGGTACGATCATAGGTTACGATAAGAAAGAAAAGGAAATTGTCATCGTATTGAATTCTGGTTCAGCAACGAATGATCAGAGTTTTGGTGGAAATGGTGCCGACGTTATTGTTTATGATTTGGAGACCAAATCGTTTTTCTTTGGTAAGAATAGATTGTTGAGTGGTGGA